AAGTTCTGGTAGAAATGTTGATATTATAATTGTTGATAGTCATATTGATCCAAATCATTCTGAATTTTCAGATGGAAATGGTGGTAGTAGAGTTATTCAAGAAAATTGGTTTAAGGAGGAATATAGATCTATAGTTGATCCAACTAATGAACATAATATTCCAAACAATTATTCATATAGTAATATGACTAGTGCTCATCATGGGACTCATGTTGCAGGAATAGCAGCAGGTAATACGCAGGGTTGGGCAAGAGATGCTAATATCTATAATATAGGATTTGATAGTAGTATTGTTAGTGGTGATTTTACATTTCCTGTTTGGTCTGCAATGTTATATGAATTTATACAAGCATTTCATGAAACTAAAGAAATAAATCCTGCAACTGGAAGAAAAAATCCTACAATAGTTAATGGTAGTTATACATTACAGATCGGTCCCATATATCTTTACAATTTTATACCGTCTGTTGGAACTGAAATGGTGGAATCGATTCGATATAGAGGTTCTGATATTAATATTATGGGTAATTCAGATGAAAGGAAAGTAATGGTGGAAGACAGGAGAGTTTCTGTTACAGGAAACGATGATAAAGGTAATTATATACCAAACCCTCCTGCTAGAAGTGCGGAAGTAGAGAATGATATTAAAGATCTTATTGATATGGGTGTAATTATTGTTGCAGCTGCTAGTAATGATAGTTTTTCAATAGATGTTGAGGGTGGTGATGATTATGATAATTTTATAGCCTACAAGAAACGTCATGAAAATGGTATCATATATAATTATCCCCTTTATTATCCAAATCGAGGAGCGACTCCTGGAGCAGCAGAAGGTGTGATTTGTGTTGGTTCTGTTGGTACTAAGGTTGCTGAATATAAATCATCTTTTAGTAATTTTGATAAAAGAGTTGATATATGGGCACCTGGTTCTAATATTATGTCTAGTGTACCTCCTAGTAATTATAAGTATTCACGTACTGGAGGATCACAGCCTTGGCCTTCATCAGATTTCTATTGTGAATGGTATTTTGCCGATCCACCATTCACTCCTCAAACTTTTTCTGGTATGTATATAGTATGGGAGGGTCAGGTAGTTTATGCTAGTCAAGCTGCTTCTGGAGATACAGAACCTGTACCTGAAGGAGATAATAGGATTTTTATAGGAAATGAATTTGTATATGAAGTAGGAAGTGTAAAGGGGGATCATAGTGATGATTTTACTGTAGCATACTCATATGAAGTAAAAAGATATGGTCTTGGTAATCTAAATGGAACAAGTATGGCATCACCTCAAGTTGCTGGTTTACTTGCCTGTTTAGCAGAGCAATGGCCTACTATGAAGCAAGCAGATGCTCTTCAGTTCTTAAAAGAAGGATCTAAAAGTCAAGTGGGAAATAATTTACCAGCAGGTAATTCAGTAACTGAATCTCCATATGAAGCATTTGGTGATGGTAATAATAGGTATGTTCATTATGTTTATAAAAGACCTCAGACAGGAACGGTTTACCCACATCCAAATTATGCGAATCGTAATGTAAATACTTCAGGAATTAAATATCCTAGAGTCCGTTATACGGTTATTAAATGACCCTAATAAATAACAATAAATTCTTTTATAAAAATGCCTGAAATTAAAGTCAATATTACTGATACTGAAGAGAAGTGTTTGAATACTGTTATGGTTGGTATTGGAACATGGACTGATAATTTTGTAAAGAATCGTGCAAGAATTGTACAGGAGGAAATATTATCAGATCTATTGAAGCATTGTAATGATAATAATATTGCAATTGCTACAGGAGTTGATGCACAGATTACTCAAGCATATGCTGTAGGAGTTGCTCATACTGCTACAACTGAATATTCTACACCTGAATAAATAACTAAAAATAATAGATAATGTCAATTAAGATATACAAAGGTGGTTCTTGGGTAACGGTAAGTCAGACTGTAAATACGGCTATTGCTAAGGCGGATACCCTTTCTATTGGTCAGACTAATACTTCCCTTTCAGAAGCTGATAAAGCTTATTATCTTTCTTTTGTTGATGTTAATAATCCTCATGGTGCTAGAGATTATGAGCATTTCTATACTGGTGCTGGAGTAACATTTAGTGCAATTACTAATGATTTATATTTAAGTGGATCATTTAATTTATTTGGTACAGAATCTAGTGGTGATGGTGATATTCATAGTAAAGGTGGGTCTGATGGTATTTTTGCTATTCATAATGCTGGCGCAGGACATCTTTCACTTAATATAAGAGATAATAGTAATTCTAATTTAGGAATTGCCAGCTTTAGTGGAAAAGCAGGGGCAAACTCTCAGTGTAATATTTCATATTTTAGATCAAATGTTAGTCCACAAGCAACAGATACTTATAATTTAGGAGATAGTACATCTCTTCGTTGGAATAATGTTTATGCTAATCAGTATTATGGTGATGGATCAAATTTAACTTGTGTTGGTGGTGCAACTGCTTGGCAACCAGATCAATATGAAAACTTAAAAGCAGGTGATAATGCTGGTGCTGCTGTTGATGCTGGTACTTGTTATAATATTTTTATAGGACATGAAGCGGGAAGATATACCAAAGCATCAAATGCAGGTGATACTGGAAAGGGTGATGATAATGTCTTTGTTGGCTTTATGGCAGGAAATAAGAATACTACTGGTTCTTATAATATTTTTACTGGATCATCTAGTGGATTTTGCAATCAAACTGGGGATGCTAACATTGCACTTGGTAGGGAAGCAGGGAAAACTGTTACTGGAAGTTGTAATATATTTTTAGGTCCTCTTGCAGGTAGATGTAGTACTGGTGGTAATCATAATATCTTTATGGGTTATCAGGCAGGATGTATTAATGGGGTACATGAGGATAATATTTTCCTTGGAAGGTATTCAGGAATTAATGTAACTGGAATGTCTAATGTTGCCATAGGTAGGCAAGCATTACTTGGTGGAGGAGAAGATGCAGTTCCACTTACTGGTCAGGGTAATGTTGCCATAGGTCAGGGTAGTGGTAAATTGCTTCAAAATGGAGCTCATTCTCATAATGTTTTCTTGGGTCATTCTGCAGGACAGAATCAAACAGCGGGATGTTTCAATGTAGTTATTGGATATAATGCTAATACTGCTTGTTTAACAGAAGGTTGTCAATTAATAATCGGTATTAATGCTAATAATTGGTTATCTGGTGATAAGAATTATAATATTAAACCTGGTAAAGGTATAATCGATTGTACTGGTTCTTGTGGTACAACAGATCAAGTATTAACTTCACATAAAGTAGCAGGTACTCCAGATAATTATTATGTAAAATGGGCAACATCTGTATCGAATTCAACTAGTGCAGATAAAGTTGGTATTGGAACTACTACTAATGAAGGTGGAGATGATTTACAAAGTTACTATGTTCCTTTTGTTAGAGATAATAACCCTCATAATTCTAGAGATTATGAGCAATTGTATAGTGATAGTAAATTAGTTTATGATTATAAGGCATCTGATGATTCTGGTAAAGTTGGTATCAATACTGATGTTTTAGGACAAGAACTAAATGTATTTTCAAAAGCATATGCTGGTGTAAGACTTAAGAGTTCAAGAATAGCATCTGCACCTCTGGATACCATGACCCAGATAGGTGGTTTGCAATTTGCTGATAGTGATCATACTACTTTTAATAGTGGTAAAACTATGTCAGCAATTGTTGGCACAGTTGGTGGTGATTTAATTTTAAAAACAGGACATGATGCAACTGACAATGGATCCATTGATAGAGTTACTATTACACCAATAGGTCATGTTGGTATAGGAACCACAAATCCAATTGCTGATGATATTAATACTGGTAAAAAAATTAAAGATTATCTTGAAACCAATACTAACGTTTTAGCTGTTGGTATCGTTACGGCACATGAATATTATGGTAATTTTAAAGGTACTATTGATTCTAGTGCAGTGGTAGTAACTGATAAAATACAGGCTAGTGATGGTACATATGCACAAGTAGTTGATGGTGGTACTGATGGACACTTTAAGGTATTAACAGAAGGAGAACAAAGACTTCTTATTGATAATGTAGGAAAGTCTTTATTTAATTCTGATCAAGCACAAATAGCTCAATTTGAAAGAAAAAAGATTGATTCAGGTGATGGATTATGGTCAAAGATAGATATTAAAACAGCTAGAAATACTAACGAAGGTAATAAGAATAAGTCATGGATCACATTTAGTAATATTTCTATAGATGAAGTTTCTGCAATTGAATATCAACATCCAGAAATTAATAGTACTAGTGGTGCAATAACTGGTGGTAATAATTATAAATTTAAAACTTGGATTGGAAATAATCTTGGTCCTGGTACTGATGATATAATTGAAAGAATTCGTATCACAGGAATTGGTTCACTTGCTGTTGGTGTTGGAACTCAACCATTTGATCCATCAGCAGCTTTAGATGTTAGAGTTGGAAATAAAGTTGGTGATGTTGCAAAAATCCAATTATATAATGGAGATCAGGGTAATACCTTAACACAAACTGCAGAGATGGTTTTATCTCCTGATATTAGAGGAATGGCTGGAGTAGGTATTAGTGCAAGTAAAGAAAATGCTGCCGATTGGACAAATATAAGTGCTAATAGAGATATGTCTCTTGCATTAATGAATGTTAAAAATAATCAGAAAAAAGTACAACTTACAATTAAATCTAATAGTGCATGGGGACTTCCTAAATCTAATGGAACAATAAACTATGGAACAGATGGTCAGGTATTAAAGAGTGGTGGAGATAGTGCAAGTGTTTATTGGGATGATGAATCTGGTGGAAGTGGAACTGGAAATCCTGCTGGAACTAATAAACAAGTTCAATTTAATGATAATAATAGTCTTGCAGGTGCTGAAAATTTATTATTCACTAAATCAGATACTTCTCCAACTTTAATACTTAGTTCTAAAAATGACCCACCTTCATCTACTAATGGTGGTTACATACAAGTTAGAAATCCAGGTACCACTAACACCGATACAAATGCTGCAACGATTACTTCAGATGGTGGATTAGAACTAAAGAGAGCTAATCAAAGTGGACCAACTGGTGGTCCTTATATTGATTTGAAATATACTGCGAGTGACATGGATTCTCGCATTCAAATGGATGTTGGTGATGGATATATTCCAACTGGAACTACAGCTGCTGATAAATTTTCCTCAATTACTTTCTCAACAGGTGGTGGTGGAATTTACGTACCCACTGGTCAGCCAGATGCTAATCCAGATGGTAAATTAACTGAAAAAATACGTATTGGAAGGGATGGTGAAATTGGAATTCAAGCTGGTAGTCAGGTATATGATGCTAGTGACGACAAAGTGCTGAATAATACTAGAAGTGCTGCTGATATTTATGGATCATTAGGTCAAGTATTAATGAGTAGGGGAAAAGGTGCATCTGTTTATTGGGGAAACAGTGCTGCTGATGGTCAAGCTAATACGGTTGAGAGTGAATCGGTTTCTGATAATACAGATTATATTTTAACTTTTATTGATTGGGATAATAATGCACCTAAGAATGATACTTCCCCTGCTTATAGAGGTCTCAAATTTGATGCTGATAGGAATCTTAAATACAATCCTTCTACTGATTTATTAACTGCACCTAATTTAACCGTAACTGGTAATATAACTCTTGGTGATGCTAATAGTGATACAACAATATTCAATTCTAAGGTAAAGAGTCATATTATACCTCACGGAACAAGTTCAGAAGATCCAGTATCAGATTATTCTCTGGGAGAAGCAGGTGCTCAATGGAATGAAGTTCATGCAAAAACATTTATTGGAGCTATAAGTGGATCAACAGACAAAGTTCAAACACAATCAAATACAGATAAAACAGATGCTTTTATAACATTTGTTGCAGCAAATCATCCAACTGCTAGTGATTCATATCTCTTTACTAATGCATTATTAAAATATACGTCACAAGGTAGTAGTGAAAAATTAACTATTGATGGTAGTGCTGATTTAGGTGATACTATTACTGATGAAATTTCTATTAAAGGTTCACTTACTTCTACTCTTGATAGTGATGGTAAAGGTTCAATAGTACCACTTATCAATTCAGGTGTTGTATTAGCAGTATCTCTTACTACTGGTGGTACTGGAGGATATGTTATTGGTAGCTTTAAAACTACCACAGGTGGTACTGGTACTGGATTGACTGTTGAGATCACATCAATTGCATCTGGTGGTGTTGTTAATGGTATAATACTTGATGGTGCAGGTGGTAGTGGTTATACAATCGGAGATATAGTTACCATTGATGGTGGAAATAATGATGCAACAGTTACAATCACTGATATTAAAGGTTTAGATTTTGGTAGTAGTACGAAATATTGGAGAAAGATTTATGCCAAAGAATATGTTGGTAAGTTTATTGGTACTTTAACATCAAGAAACATTGCAATGACTGGTGATGTTGCATGGGATGTTAATTTTGATGGTAGTGATAATGTAACTAGTGCTGGAACATTAGCAACGGTTAATAGTAGTCCTGGTACTTTTGGTAGTGCTACTAAAGTGGCTACATTTAGTGTTAATGAGAAAGGTTTAATTACATCAGCTTTAGATGTTGATATTGATTTTTCTAATGAAACTTCAGGAACAGCAAATGCATTAAAGATTAATGAAACTGATGATGATTCTGATCATTATTTAACATTTGTTGGTGATCATGGAGTTTCTAAAGATGTTTATATGGATGATGAACTTAAGTATAATCCCAATAAAAATATTTTAACAATTAGTAAGTTCTCTCCTGATGGAACTGCACCTGATGCTGATAATAAAGTCCCACTTAGTGCTTCTGATGGTACTTGGTCATGGGGAACTATTACAAATACTATTGTTAGTGGATCAAATAAGATAGTACAAGATAATACATCTGCAGAAGTAATTGATGATGGTAGTGGTACAAATCCCACTGGACACTTTAAGGTAATAACAGAAGGAAAAGAAAGACTTCGCATCGAAAAAAATGGTAGAGTTTTAATAGGAACTGATATACCAAGTACTTCTAATTTATTGATTTATGGTCAAGGGTCGAAATCATTCACTGGTACTATTACTGCTGGTCAAGATAAAATTACAAATATTATTCTTGCAAGTGGTAGCACATTTCCTGGTGTAGATGATGTAATTACTATTGTATCTGGAAGTAATAGTGTAGCAATTGGTAGCAACGTTAAGGTTGTAAATGTAAATATTGCAGGAGCAGAAGTTACACTTTCTGCATCATTTACTGGAAATGGAACTGCAAATGGTGCTTCATTATCTGCTAATCCTATTGATGAGAATGGACAGACCATCAATAAACCAGCAACAATTTACCAAAATGCAATAAGTGGAACTGGTTATAATAAGGGTTTTTATGTTGGAATTGATCATAATGATGCAAAGGGATATGTATGGAATTATGAAAATCTACCAATTATTTTTGCAACAAATAATAATGAAAGACTTCAGATAGGAAATGTAGGACAACTTGGAATTGCGGGTGCAAATTATGGAACAGCAGGTCAGGTATTAAAGAGTGGTGGACCTACTGGAAGTGTTGTTTGGGGTAGTATGGGTGACTTTACTTCAGGAACAACTAAAGTTGCAACAATAAAAGATCAAAGAGTGGTTGATGGTGGTGATGATGAATTTGATAATGGAGGAACAGCTCTTGCAGGTAGTAATATCAGAGCTCTTAACACAATACATGATCCACATAATATTGGTATTGCTCTTATTGGGCAGCCAGAAGTTCCTTCTGTCCATGGTTTTCCAACAGTAGTTTCTGTTCCTGCAGGAACTTATAGTATTAAATGGTCAGCTCCTGCTTGGAATGTTGAAGTACATAATACTCAATTACAATATTCTACTGAAACACAATTTCTAACAGCATCTACGACGAAAGTACAGGGTTCTTCTGAGTTTGCTGCAACAAAGGAAACTATGACAGCTGCAGCATGGGTAGGTGGTGATGTAGATAAAGTTATCAATCATACAGCCTCATCTTCATTTGGAAAGATTGCTTCTGTAACCTTTAATCAAACCACTTATGTTCGAATAGTTCATTGGTGCCAAGCAGGACAGAGTAAATATGGACTTGGTTCTGCCAACTATTCTGACATTGCTGGTGATTCAATTTATACACAAATAGAAATAGAAGATTTAACAACTGCTGTTAAAGAAGGGTCAGGAACTGGTATAAATGTTACAAAGACTGATGATAAGAGCGTTTTGTATCTACTTGGTGTTGAAAATGCATCAGGAGAAAATATTGCTAATGGTAGTGTAACATCAGGGAAAACACTATATCAAAAAACTCAAAATACCTTATTTTTCGATAGTTCTAGTGATACTCTTCGTGTACCAAAAATTAGAGGTGAATTAGTTGGTGGTAGTTCTTGGCCAGGAATACAAGGTAATCTTACGATACAAGTAAATCATCTTATACCTAGTAGCACTACTACTGCTGCAACTGCTGGACAAAACTTGGGTGCAACTGACAAATATTGGAGTAATCTTTATGTAAGAAAAGTTAATGCTGATACTATAACTGGAGCATTAGAAGTTGGTACAGATAATACACAAGTTTTATATACAAAAACAGTTAGTTCTAATAAAGTAGCTGCTGGTACTGATAATTTTACATTTGTAGAAACTACCCCATCGGATGGTAAAAATAGAAGTATATTAGAATTAATTAATAGTGCTAATGATGGTTCTGGTGGAGTAGTTAAAGCATCATCAAAAGATGCTAAGAATTATGTTGAAATACATTGTGATGGTGGTATAGAGATATGTAGAACTGTATCTGACACAGGGGGAACTGGTGGAGCATTTCTTGATTGGAAAGATAATGATAGTGATGATTATGATGTTCGTTTACAATTAACAACTAATCAAGCTGGTTCAGTATGGGAGGAAGCTGATAAAGGTGGGTTATTATTTGAAACTGGTGGAAAAGAAAATCGACATATGTTGTTAACTAATGAAGGAACTTTAGGTATAACAACTTCTAATCTTGGTGCTGGTGCAATAGTTAATAAATCTGCAAGAACATCTGGATTTGCTCCAGGATATTCTAGAGATAGTGAATCCTTTGTTGATGGTAAAGTTGCTTTAGATATTGATGGGATTGTAATGGTTCGTAGGTCTGGTGATGGAACAAATCATGAGGGTGGTCAAATAACATTTAATAGTGACGAAGATCAGATTGCATATAGTGTTGATGTTTATGGTAGTACTGTTAATAATAGTCGTTTAAGAATTGTTGATGAAAAAACAATACCTGAAGGTGAAACGAGAGGAACTCAAAGATTTGCCATGAATAGGAAAGGTGCAATAACCTTTAAGGATATTAGTAGTAGTGATGGTACTGATAATGCTAATGATGATTATGGGACAGATGGTCAGTTTTTAAAGAGTCAAGGACATGAAAATCCTCCTGTATGGGCAGACCTTAATGCTGCTAATTTTGTCACTGGTATGATAATGATGTTTAGTGGTGCTACTGTTCCATCTGGTTGGAAATTATGTGATGGAAATAACAACACACCAGATTTAAGGGATAAATTTATTATTGGTGCTCATTCGTATAATAGTGGTAATGGTAAATGGCAAACAAATGTTACTGGAACTTTAAGGCAGCAGGGTGGTAATAAAAATGCAGTATTGATTGGGCATAAACATACTTTCCAAGTACAAGATGGTAGTGGTGGTGATGATGGTGGTCAAATATATACTAGTGCTGATGGTGATTCAAAAGCTCGCGATACTGCATACACTGGTTATAATACGAATGGAGTAAGTACTCCTAGCCAATCAGGAACTAATAAGAACTTACCACCATATTGGGCACTAGCATATATAATGAAAACATAGTATAATATAAAAATATAAAAATATAATTCAATGTTTAAAGAATTGATTTGGGTCAAAAAAAATTCCTTAAGTGAAGATTTTTGTGATAAAGTAATAGAAAAATTTGAAAACGAATCAAGAAAAGGTGAGGGAAGAGTTGGTGGTGATCATAATCCTAGAGTTGATAAGTCTATAAAAGATACAACAGATCTGAATATAACAAATCTTAGTGGATGGGAAGAGGAAGATCAAATACTTTTTAATGCATTGCAAGAAGGAATGAAGGGATATGAATCACACTTAAGAAATATTCATCCACATTGTGTTCCACAACCTGGATATTTTATTCAAGATACTGGATATAAATTACAAAAATATGAACCTAATGGTTTTTATAATTGGCATACTGATATGTCCATGACTAATAGTGAGGGAATGAGAGTTTTTGTTTTTATGTGGTATTTGAATACAATTAAAGTAGAAGATGAAGGTTATACGGAATTCTATGATGGTACAAGATTGCAACCTGAGTGTGGAAGTTTAGTATTTTTCCCTGCTACATGGACATATGTTCATCGTGGTTATAGACCAAAGGTTTGTAAGTATTTGTGTAATGGTTGGATATATGCAAAACCATCTTGACAAAATAGAATAGATAGTCTATAATTAAAAAAACTTATAGTAACTTCTATGGACGAGAATGTTCTTGGTGTGGTAATTGATTTGTGTTCTCGTACATTCTTGATTAAAAGTAATCAAGGATGTGAAAAATATTTAAAATGTGAGGATACTGATCAATTCATGAGAGTATTGAAGGTATGCACCGATCTTTTGAATGAAGATGAGATAAAATATGACTCAATACCACCTCGATAAAAATTATTAATTTCTGCCTTACTAAATATATCATAGAAATAGATTAGAAGTCAGCGATGCCACTGAATAAGCTAGATAATTTCCTAAAGAATGTAGAAGGTCGTATTCTTTATGTCAGTCCAAGTGATTTAGATTCATCGGACAACATTACAAATGAAGGTAATTCTCAGATAAGACCTTTTAAGACTCTGCAGAGAGCATTAATTGAAGCAGCAAGATTTTCCTATCAAATAGGAAACAATAATGATTTAATAGAGAAAACTACTATATTATTAATGCCAGGGGAACATTTAATTGATAATAGACCTGGTTATGGAATATTGAATGATGGAGGAGCTAAAGCACTGACACCTGGTGGTGTAAAAGTAGATGCATCAATTTTTGATTTAACATTAGATTCTAATTTTGATCTAAATCAAGAAGATAATATACTTTACAAATATAATAGTGTTCATGGTGGAGTTATTGTACCTAGAGGTACATCTGTTGTTGGATTAGATTTAAGAAAGACAAAAATAAGACCTAAGTATGTACCAAACCCAACAGATGATACTCCAAATTCTGCTATATTCAGAATAACTGGTGGTTGTTATTTCTGGCAATTCTCTATTTTTGATGGTGATGATACAAATGAAGTTTATATTAATAGTTCTGACACTGAAAGACCTACATTCTCTCACCATAAACTAACAGTATTTGAATATGCTGATGGTATAAACAAGTATGATAGGACTAATATAGATGATTTGAATATGTATTACCATAAGCTTTCTGTAGCTTATGATTCTGCATCTACGAGAAATATTCAAGATAAGTACCCTGGAATTCCTACAGGGTTTGCATCAAGAAGACCAGAGTATGAAATTGTTGGTGCATTTGCATCAGATCCTATTGAAATAACTAAAGTTTATTCAGGTACAGGTGTATTTGCTAGAGCTGATGTTACGGTACAAACTAAAACTAATCATAATCTTGATGTAGGAACTCCTATCAAAATTAATGGAGTTGTTCCAGACGCTTATAATGTATCTGCTGTAGTTACAACAATTTCTGCAACTAATCCTAAAGAATTTACATATACTTTTGCTAAGTTTGATCCAGCAATACAAGCAACTGCTGGTGATGTATCAAAGGCCACAGTAACTATTGAGACTGATACTGTATCAGGTGCATCACCATATATCTTTAACTGTTCAATGCGTTCAGTTTATGGTATGAATGGTATGAAGGCAGATGGTAATAAAGCAACTGGATTTAAATCTATGGTTGTTGCTCAGTTTACTGGTGTCTCACTACAAAAAGACGATAGAGCATTTGTAAAATATAATAAAACAAGTAGATCATATGAAGGAATTAATATAGAACCAACATCAGGATCTGCATTATCACAAGATTCTGCTTCAACAAATCCAGCAGAAGTATATCATTTAGATTCTAATGCAATTTATAGATCTGGATGGGAAAATACACATGTTAGTATTACTAATGATGCTATTCTTCAAATAGTTTCTGTATTTGCCATTGGATTTAATAAGCATTTCTATGCTGATACTGGTGGTGATGCTTCTATTACAAACTCTAACTCTAACTTCGGACAATTTGCATTAATTGCTGAAGGATTTAAAAAAGAGGCATTTGAAAAAGATGATACGAGTTATCTAACACACATTATTACACCAAAAGCAATTGGTTCTGCTGAAGAAAATATTGATTGGTTAAGAATAGATACCAATGAAACTGCAACTAATAAATTATATCTATTTGGATTTGAGAAAGAAGACGCTAAACCACCTTCCATAACACAGGGTTATCGTATAGGTGCTAAAAAGGATGATGAGTTATATTTGCAACAGGTACAGGATGGAACTGTATATAAAGCAAAAATTAGAATGTTGGATAATGATGGTGGTCATACTACAAGTTCAGTAAAAGAATATTCTATTAGTTCACCATCATCAAACAAATTTGCATCAACAGTCACAAATCAACTTGCAACTGGTGAAAAAGTTCTTGTTAGAAGTTTAAGTGGTGATCTTCCTGTAAATATTGAAGAAGATACTGTTTATTATGTAATAAGAGAAAATACTACAGAATTTAAATTAGCATCATCATTATCAAATGCTAGAATTAATGATGCAATTAGTGTTTATGGGGGATCAGATCTTAAGCTTTTAAGTAGAGTTACCGATAAAGAAAGTGGTGATGTTGGACATCCTATTCAATGGGATGACACTAAAAACCATTGGTATATTTGTGTTTCTGCATCTGGTGCTGATAATACAATATATGCTCAATTGGCACCATTATATGGTCAGACTCCTTCGGTAACTAAGACAGAACCAACTTATGTAAAGAGAATAGAAGATTCTAGAAATATAGATGATAAGATTTATAAGTTAAGATTGGCAATTCCATCTGAAACTCTTATTGCAAAGAATCCTGAGAATGGATTTGTTTTGCAAGAGTCTAGTAAAACTTCGCATGAAGTAGTTACTGACTTTACGAGTACTGATGATTTAGATAGATCTGATTATGATTTTGATAGAAATTTAAAATATATACGTGCTGGTTCTTATAGTAATGGTAGTCAACGTGTAACTATAGATGCCGATAGACCACATAACTTAAAAGTTGGTGATAGTGTTGTTATTAAAAATATAAAATCAACTAATAATACTACGGGTGTTGGTAATTCTGGATACAATGGAACATTTACAGTTAATACTGTTCCTGATAATATGTCATTCACATATCTTCCAGGAAGAGATATAGGAGCAACAGCAACAAATCCATTCTCAGGTAAGATTGATGATAATGATCTTACTGTATCATTCCCTAGATTTGAAAGAATAGATATGCAATCTAATGTATATCTTTATAGGAATGAGATTCTTTCATCTTATAATAATGAAGATAATTCGGATGGTATATATCATGCATATCCATTAAATGCAGAAAATAACTGTCCTTCAGATGAAAAAGGATTTGGTAATTATCAATATAGTCAGAATGTTGTTAATTTATATCCACAACTTGATAGGGATAATAATAATGAAAATCCAAAATCAGCAAAAACAAAAGCTGTATCACAACCATTAGGTAATGTAGCAACTAATTATCCTGAAAGAAGTTTAACAAGAGAAACCGTTGATAAACTTAATGTAAGTCTTGGTATTGGTGTAACAATTAATTCAATATCATATAGTACCGATAGCTCAATAATTAGTTTTTCGAAAGATCATAATTTAAAGGGTTTGATGCAAGGAACCCTTACAGGTGGTAGTGGATATACTAATGGAACATATTATAATGTAAAAATATTATCTGGTAGTTCATCAGGTACTTGGTATGGAACATTAGCAACTGTTAAAGTTAGTAGTGGTTCTGTATCTGATGTTACTATTACAAATCCTGGTTCAAATTTCCCTGCAGGTACAGGTTATTTTGAAAATATTCTGGGTAGTGGTAGTAGTGCTCAACTTGCAGTTGTTGCTAATCAACTTGGTAATTCGAATAATCTTACAGTTCAATTTACAGGATCTGATGTTACCGATGATTTATATTATAGGATAACTTCAATTACTGGTGGAAATCAAATAGGTATTTCAACAGCAGTAGGAGATACGAGACCTACTCCAGATCAATATGGTATTATTGTTGGTCCTAGTATTCAAGCAGATGTTGTAATAGCAGATAATGTTGCCACATTTACATCTACTAATCCTCATGGATTGGTTAAAGGAAATAAATTTAGATATAATAGGAGTACTAATACTAATCGAGGAGACTTTGTTGTTACCTCAGTTACAAGTCCTACAATATTTACCTCTAAAACTACTTTAAATGATCAAAGTATAAGTAATGGATGGATTCTAAAACATGGATTGTCTGCAAATGATGAAGTTTCTTCAAGTGGTAATGAAAATTTATCTGCAAGAGGTGTAGAAATATTTAATTATGAAGGTGGAGTGTGTAAGGTAAATACAGAAACAATTGGTTCAACAACTTATGACACAGTTGAAATTGTTTCTTTATTAACAGGTGCTGTATCAAGTTCTGCAGCAAGATTTCCACGTGGTTCTTATGTACAAATTGGTAGTGAAATTTTAAGAATTATTAGTTCTGATTTGATAGGGAGTAGTACCAATAAGTTAAAGGTTATTCGGGGTGTTTTAGGAACACGAAAACAGACTCACCCTGACAACTCACTATTTAAGAGTATTAGACCTGTTCCAGTTGAGTTCCATAGACCTTCTATCTTACGTGCTTCTGGACATACATTTGAATATCTTGGTTATGGACCAGGTAACTATTCAACAGCACTTCCACAGGTTCAAGTAAAAACCATTACAGAAGACGAAGAGTTCTTATCACAATCACAAGAGAGGGCTTGTGGTGCAGTTGTTTATACTGGTATGAATAATAAGGGTGACTTCTATATTGGTAATCAAAAGAAATCTGCTCTAACAGGTGAGGAGGTTACATTTGACACTCCAATTCCAACTATTGCTGGAGAAGATCCTGCAAGATTGAGTGTTGTATTTGATGAAGTTACTGTTAAAGAAAGATTAGTTGTTGAAGGTGGTAAATCTAATACATCACTATCCGAATTTAGTGGACCAGTAACATTTAGTGAAACTTCAGATGTTCAAATAAAGTCACCACTTAGGCTAAAAAATGATACACAATCTGAAAGTGTATCTACTGGTGCTCTTCAAGTTGAAGGTGGTGTTGGTATTAAAAAGAACTTATGGGTTGGTGGTACACTAAATGTTAATAGTGATACTACACTTAAGAACACCAAAATAACTGGTAATTTGGAAATTGATACTTCAGAAGGAAGTTCTGGTACTATTAAAATTGGTAATTTAACACCTCAACGTGTTGTTTTTGTTGGTACAGGTAGTACATTAACAGATAATGCTAACTTTCATTATAATGAAAGTTTGGATATTCTTCATGTAGGTGGTATGCTCTCTGTCAACGAACCAGCAGCAGATGGAACAGCAATCCGATGTAAGGCATCTAATGGGTCTAATTCGGTACACCAACTATGGGGTCCTTACAATGCTGATAGAATGGAAATGAAGGATGTTGGAACTGCAGGTGATTATGACCTTGTAAATACAGGGAATAATAATGGAATAAGATTCTTTGACGATGCTACTGGTATTAAATTTCTTGCTGGTTGGGATGGGAGTGGTAATGTTCAAAGTAGAATGCATATAGCGGGTGATACTGGTATTATTACGATAGAAAAGGAACTGCGTTGTAAAGATGATATTACTGCTTACTATTCATCTGATATAAACTTGAAAGATAATATCTCACCTATCAAACAGGCACTAGATAAAGTTAAATCAATTAGTGGTAATACATTTGATTGGAATGCAATAAGGTACGAGAAATTAGTACCATTACTAATTGAGTCTATTAAAGAACTCTCTGCTAAAGTTGAAAAACTAGAGCAACACATATCAGATAAATAACTAAAAAGAAATAATGGCAAATTATACTAAGTCATTCAATTTTAGAAATGGGGTACAGGTTGACGATGATAATTTCGTTATAAACCCTAGTGGATTAGTAGGAATAGGAACTTCAGAACCAAATAAAGAACTTGATGTTCTGGGAGATAGTAGAGTTTCTGGAATTGCTTCTTTTAATCATATTGGGGCGGTAGGAGTTGTAACTGTTGGTACAGCAATTAAGTTAGATGCTTCCACTGGAATTATAGAAGCAACTGGATTTAAAGGTAGTCTTTCTGCAGCAGATGGAATAGTTGCTATTACTACTGCTGGTTGGACACAACATGTAGTTGGTTTATCAACCGAAGCTAATGTTGGTATTGGAACAACTGAATTTCGTAAATACCAACTCCAAATAGGTAAAGATCCTGAAATTGATGTGGGTGTTGGTATTACTGAAGGAAATCTTACTGTAAGTGGATTAACAACTACTAAAAACTTCTTTGCATCTGGAGTATCTACTTCAGTAGGACTTTCTACATTTAAGGATGGTGTATATGTTTCTGGAGTATCAACATTTGCAGGAATTACAACTGTAACTGGAGATACTTTATTTGCTAAGGATGTTACTGCATCTGGTATTTCTACTCTCAATAATGTTGTTGTTGGTGGTGCTACAACAGAATTGGTTGTAGGTGGTGATACAAGAGTTACTGGTGTTATTACTGCACATGTTCTTGCCTCAGATACTTTTGTAAATGAACGTCGTATTCCTTTTGTTGGTGCTGCTGGAACATTAAGAGAATCTTCCGACAAATTAACTATTAGTGCTGATGGTGGTAGTATAACTGCTCAGTATCTTACTGCAGATGCTATCACCGCCAACGCTAGTGTTAGTGCAGCAAGTTTTGTTGGTAGTGGTGCACCATTAACATATATTTCACCAGAAAACTTTAATAATAATGGAATTGGTACAGTTAAAGGACTAGAGATATCAGGAATTAATACTACTGGTATTCTTTATGTCAGAGATACCGTAGGTATTGGTACTACTGATCCATTAAGTGATATTGGAATTAAGAAAGATAAAGACTCATTTGTTCAATTTATTGGTCAAACTGGAGTATCAACAGTAAGTATTGGACAATCTATTGGTATTGGTAGAAGCACTGCTGTTTTAGAATTTGGATCATCTTCTCGTACTTTTGATATTATTAATAATGATACTGGAGATGTAAGATTTGGAATACATGGTGGTCCTATTGATGATCCTGGTGCTGGTATTCATACAGGAGACTTTAAGTGGATTAGAAGAAATACTAATACCTTAATGACTCTTACTGGTATTGGTGGTAGTTTAGGTATTAATGAAGAGAATCCTCTACATCCATTACATGTTACTGGAGTTTCAACATTTACTCAGAAGGCATGGTTTGGTAATGATATACATGTAGCAAATAATATAAATTGTGATGGTACAATTACTGGAACCTTTACATTACAGAATCCTATTGAATATGATATAAATTCTGCAGGTGTAAGCACTGTTGGTAGTTTGTATATATTTGACGGTGTTTCTAATAGACTTGGTGTTAATACCACTGAGATTACTACTGGTGCAAAAATGCAAGTAGATGGTTCAGGATTATTTAAATCTTCTGAAGGTGCTACTGTTTCTGTTGGTATTAATACGGATACACTAGATACACAATATCCATTATCTGTACGTGGTCATGTTAAAGCATCTACAATTACTGGATGGAGTAAACCAGATCAAGTAGGTGCTGGTGTAACATTACAATATAATGGTAATGATAAAATAGCATCTGTTGAATATGGTGCAAACATAACTGGTATTTCGTCTGCAAGTACTGGAGTCAAGGTTGGTACTGCTGCTACTCTTGATGCTGGTGGTCTTAGAAGTGTTGGTGTAGTTACTGCAGCAGGTGGATTTACAAGTGGTACTGGAAATCCAGTTCAAATAAGTGTAAATAACACTGGTACCACACTAACATTTACTGTTGGTACTAAAACTGCTACCCTTACACTGACTTAAGATATGACTATTGAAGTTGTAAAAGATAATAATTTCCCATCAGGTGAAATAAAGTTTAGTGCATTGAGAGATACCTTTAGAGGTACTGGAACTACAATAAAAGCATCTGAACTTTTTAGAAACACTAATAATAATAGAAGAACTGATATAATTGTTCCAGATTCAACTGAAAATGCTGCTATAGCAGGAGATGATTATACTGGTGAAGATCATAGTTTTTCTGGAAGTGGAACTAATTTAAGTCTTCTTACATTTAGAAATTCAATAACATATTATCATTTAAAACAAACTGGTGTTGATTCAAAATTAGATTTTGATACACCAGATCTATGGAATAGTAATTTAGCTAAGAATGTTCTTAAAAAAATTAATGTGAATGGCACCATTCATTCTGATGATCCTGATGTACCTGCTGCACAAATTGGTGGTACTGAAACAGTAGGTCCACGTAATTTAACTATTCATGCTTATAATGGTAGTAAGATTTTGGGTGCTGGTGGTGAAGGTGGTCCATATTATTATCCACGATGGGGTATTACATACACAAAAGGACAAGATGGTGGAACTGCTCTTTATGCCGCATCCTATAATGTTGAGGATACTCCTGTCACTAGATGGATTAATGTTCAATTAGATGCAGGTTGCCAGATTTATGGAGGTGGTGGAGGTGGTGGACGTGGTGCCACTGGTGGAAAAGGTGGAAAAGGTGGAAGTGTTGTGGGTGCAGATGGTGGTGATGGTGGAAAAGGTGGTGATGGTGGAAAAGGTGGACATGGGCAAGAATATAATCAATTAGCAACTGCTGGTAATGCTGGAAGCGCTGGGGAATCTGGTGATGCTGGATCTACCAAACAGTACATGGTAAGTGAAGAAAGTAATTCAGGATCACGTACTTTTAATGGTGGTATTGGAGGTACTGGTGGAAAAGGTGGTGATGGTGGAAATGGTGGATCTTGGGGAGATTCAGGTGTTAGTGGAAATAATACTGATAGGGGTAACGGACTTCGAGGAGGTGATACATCACCAAACGCATTTTTACTTAAAATCCCATCTAGACCTTTTAGTGGGATGCCTATAAATTATGGCAGACAATATAATGGAACTTTCGTTGGTTTAAATAAAGCAAATTTGTGGAAGACCAGTTACTCTAAGAAGGGTACTGCTTACTATCAAAGTGGTAATCCAGTTACTAAGGATGGTGATGTGGTTGGGTATAGAAAAATGTGGTTTGAGGATTATGATAATAACGGTGCCCATCAAGGTGGTGCTGTTGATGGTCATAATGCTAGATTATCATTAGAGGTTCCGCAGGGTGGTTCAGAAGCACTAAATGCTAGATTTACTACGGATGGTTGGGGTTTAACTGCTGATGGTGCTGGAAGAATTAGGGTTGTATTCACATGGGAGAATCCATTGGAGTATTCATCACGTGGTTATATCTTTGGATCTGTTACTTTTGAGGGTTCTAGTGCAGATAAAACTATTAACATGTATGATAGTGGTAATACAACAAGGACAGAAACAATAGAATTTAATTATGATCCTAAAATTACAAATGGTAATCTAGTAACTATTGTTAGTTCTAAATCTGCAGGTCATAATCAAGGATACACTATTGGTGGTAAATATACTGGTTCTGGAAATCCACCATGGAATGGTGGACTAGGTAGTTCCCTTATAGAGAGAGGGAATTTTAGTGAAAATACAGGTGCACCTTATCTGGGTCAAATAACCCACCTAAATTCTCCTGCATCTGAAGTTTGGGGTCCAATTTGGTGTTATGATTGTAACAAGCAAAATTCTAGAAGAGATATGTATATAGGAACATTAGATTATACTAGCATATCTGCTATAAAATATAATGATAATGGTGGTGATTCGGATTATATTGATCAGCAAATTACTCCTATACTACCTAATGATAAAGATTCAAATGATAATAGTATTGGTGACTTATTTTATGAAGGAAAGGTTAAGGGAAAATATGGAGAAGGGCACCGTTTGGGGGGATCATTACCCAATGATGGTACTGCTGGTGGTGAAGGAGGATATTCTGTTATTGGATACTATTATCATCTGATGGGTGATATATCTAATAGTACTCTTAAAGGACCATACACAAATTCTTAAAATTATACATACCTTTGTATGGTTTGTAGTCGAGGGTATATAATTCTTTAAGGGAACCAGTAGGAAAACTGGCACAAGACCCAATACAGGGGTCTTTTTTATGCTATAATATATTCAGTTGAGTTTTTTTAATGCAATTACGTCCCCACCAACAGGATGCTATTGATGCTATGTTGGCAAATAATAAGGGACAAGTAATTGTTCCTACAGGTGGTGGTAAAACCATGTGTATGATTGAGGATGCTAAGAGAGTATTGAGTACAAAAGAGATTGCAACCATTGTTGTGGTTGCTCCTCGTATTCTATTAGCAGGTCAACTATGTTCTGAGTTCATGGAACAGAATCTTGATGGTAATTATAATGTTGGTATTCAAGTATTACATGTTCATAGTGGTGAGACTGATTACAATTCTACTACAAAGGTAGATGCAATTAGACTTCATAACAATGTTTGCTATGAATCAAATAGTCATCAAATCATCTTTACAACATATCATTCATTACAGAGAGTAATGGAAAGTGATATTGTAGTTGATGTAGTTTATTTTGATGAAGCACATAATAGTGTTCAGAAAAACTTCATTGGTGCTGTAGAGCATTTATCTCTACATTCTGAACGTGCATACTTCTTTACTGCCACACCTAAGCATAGTCTAACACCACTTAAGGTGGGTATGAATGAACCTGATATATTTGGCAATGTAATATGCCAAGTACCTGCACCTAAGTTAGTGCAGGGTGGTTATATTCTACCACCTAAAGTTAAGGTTTATAAGACTGACATACTACAGAAGGATGAGATAACATTTGATGTAGAATGTAATCAGATTATTGATAACATTGATGACCACAATACAAAGAAGATTCTTGTATGTGCCAAGTCAACTAAGCAGATTACAGGATTGATTACATATCCTAAGTTTATTGCTGAATTGACATCAAGAGGTTATGATTACATGTATATTACAGCAAGAACTGGTGCTGTTATCAATGGTAAGAAAGTAAGTAGAGATAAGTTCTTTGAGGTATTATCTGCATGGGGTAAGGATGAGGAGAAGAAGTTTGTAGTTTTACATCATAGTATATTATCTGAGGGTATCAACGTCAGAGGACTTGAGGCGGTTCTATTCTTAAGATCTATGGATTATATCGGTATCAGTCAAACGATAGGCAGAGTGATCCGTAAGGGTTGCAAAGAGAAGACTTATGGTTTAATATGTGTACCAGTCTACTCTAAAGTAGGTATATCTACTGCCAAAAAGGTAGAGGCAGTTGTTGATGTTATTTTCAACAAGGGTGAAGCAGCAACCAGTGTGGTGACAAAATGATACCTGATAAAGATCGCAAAGAACAACATAATCTTTTCTTTGAAATGATGGGTTATAAACCCAGAAGAAGAAAGAAATACCACAGATGGTGGGAGTCTCCATGGATAGACTATGATGATCCAAGAAACCTTTATTATGAAAAACAATGACAACAGCATTAGAAACGATTCAAGAAACCTATGACATTGATACTCTCAGAGAGATCATGGAGCATGGATGTGCATCAGGTGTGGCACACGATCACATTTATTATGCAGACAATGTGAAGTTCTTCAATGATTATGAGGATGAAATGACTGACTACCTTGTTGATAACTTTGGTAGTGAAATGTTAATTGAGTTGTTCTCTAACAATGAGGGAAACTTGCGTGGGTATATGAATGATGTAGTATGGACATACATTGAGATGATAGCATCTACAATTATTGATGAACATGAGGATCAACAATGAGTAAAGAAATTCCTACAAAAGAATACATGCAAGATGGGTGGGATTCTGGACCGACTGGTTGCCATCCATATAAAAGAGGTTCACGTCACAATAAGATTGGCATGTGGATCATGTGGATATTTTATGGTATAGTCATACTACAAATACTTCACGTGGTTACAGTAATTCCATTCTTTCCTATTACGTTTATGATGTTATTAGGGTTGGGATTTATATGTTATGTGGCATGGAGGGCAACATGATTGATTGGGTAAAAGGATATGAGGATAAACATTCTAATCCTGTATATAAACATGCTAAGAACCCAGACAAGTGGGAAATAAAGGATAGTAGATTTATTATGTTTGAGTATGGTGAAGGTAATGCCATAGATATTAGGATCATGGAGAACAATACTGATCTTAGACATGATATAAACATTACTGTCGATAAGGATGGTAAGTTAAAGGCAATAGTATCGGAGCAAACTAAATGAGAGATACAATTCTATATGGTGATTGTCGAAAGACATTAGGCACACTACATGCACAAATAACAACTGGTATTGCAGATAGACCACGTATGTGTGTTACATCTCCACCTTACTATGGTCTTAGAGACTATGGTGGAGAAGAATCCCAGATAGGATTAGAACAATCTCCAGAAGAATATATTGAGCAGATGGTAGAGGTAATGTCATTAGTGAGAAATTGTCTTACTGAGGATGGTACACTGTGGTTGAATATAGGTGATAGTTATTATAATTATCGACCAGGTAAATCATATGTTAAACAAACAGTTAGTAAGACTGATCAAGACTTACCTGAACATACATCAAAGAGGGCAAATAAGTTAGATGGACTCAAAGAGAAGGATTTAATTGGTATCCCATGGATGTTGGCATTTGCATTAAGAGCAGATGGATGGTATCTAAGGCAGGATATTATATGGAATAAACCTAACCCAATGCCTGAGAGTGTGAGGGATAGATGCACTAAGTCACATGAGTATATCTTTCTATTGAGTAAGAATAAGAGATACTTCTATGACAATGAGGCAATCAAGGAACCTGCAAAGGACTGGGGAACCAGAGATAGAACTAATGGTAAGTATCATAATCCTGGTACTGGACTGCAACCACATTCAGGGTTGACAAAGAGTTATGAAAAGAAAAATAAGAGGTCGGTATGGACTGTGAATAAGAAACCATACAAGGGAGCACACTTTGCAACATATCCATCTGAATTGATTGAACCATGTATCCTAGCAGGTAGTGAGAGGGGTGATGTGGTATTAGATCCATTTATGGGTAGTGGAACAACAGCAGCAGTGGCAAAGTCATTAGGTAGAAATTATGTGGGGTGTGAATTACATGAGGACTATGGTAAACTAATTCAGAGAAGAGTTAATGAATATCAACCAGTTAGTGAAGTGGCACAAGAGCCACCCATAAACATACTTGATATAGTATAATAAAATTAACAACAAAATCATTATGAAGTGCGAAGTCAAACTTTATGTTGCTGGTTCAGTATTTACTGAGCAGGTACATGCAAGAAATTATGATGAGGCAAGGGAGGTTGCACTTGCAAGAAACCCCAATGCTAGGGTAATCAGTGTCAATGCCCGTCCATAGTGGTTGACTATAGAAACTTCTATCCCTGCCCTAATAAAGGCATCCTAAACCCTCTGTGCGGCAGTCCAGAGGGTTATGTAACTAAAGATGGAATGTGGGCAGCAATTCCTCTTATGGGAAGTGAAACTAAATTAGTTATCATTCATAATGGTGAGCAAGTGCATACTGCCCGAAATTATCAATCTGCTAAGAACTACATACTAAAGGAAATTAAGAAATCCAAATGAGTGAAACTAAAAAAGATAAATGGGATCGTGGGAAGACTCTTATGCTGGAGTCTTTACATAAACCTGATGATAGATTGAGAGGGTGTGCCCACAATCAAGAATGTTATCATGAACTGATGGAGATAAGAGATGAGGTGATTGAAATTGTAAGGAACATGCCTAATCCTCATGCTGATCCAATACCATTTGGTAAGAAGAATAATTTTGTAACTCCTACAGTTACTACACCCAATGGTGAGATTAGTGAAACTCTAATGAGTGGAGCATTGGGTAATTATTATGCAGATAAGAGGGAGTATTAGTATTACTTATAGGCATAAATTTTTGTTAAATGTATCAGGGAATACAGACACAATTTGCATAAATAATGATAGAATTAGGGATAA